GTCAGCATCAACGAACACTGGCTACCGGTCAGCATCAACGAACACTGGCGACCAGTCAGCATCAACGAATACTGGCGACCAGTCATCATCAACGAATACTGGTTCCCGGTCAGCATCAACGAACACTGGCGATCGGTCAGCATCAACGAATACTGGCCAATGGTCAGCATCAACGAACACTGGCGATCGGTCAGCATCAACGAATACTGGCTACCGGTCAGCATCAACGAACACTGGCTACCGGTCAGCATCAACGAACACTGGCGACCAGTCAGCATCAACGAATACTGGCGATCGGTCAGCATCTAGTGTTGGCGGAATCGGTTCCGTGGCCATGTCAATCGGGACTCAAGGTAAAGCAAAGGCTGCATTGGGTAGCGCGATTGTGTTAGTCGAGCGCTCGGAAAGTGGAGAAATCGTTCACATATTTTCAAGAATTGCAAAGACTCGCGGTAAAGTAAAGCCTGACATTTGGTACACGCTAGAGGGCGGAAATTTGGTTGAGGTTACGTTATGACACAGATTAACAATGGTGATATGTTACGGTACACAGACCGCGCTCGCTGGTTGTATCGCCAATGGCAACTTGGTTTGTTGTCCGATGATAGTAAGGTTTTATTGAGAATAATTACCGATCAAATCGATGATTTGGTGGCAAGTGAATTGGAGAAAAGAAATGAAAACGTCTGAAATAACCACCGCGCAACCGGAACAAACCGCCACCGTTATATCAGGAGCGCAAATCATTGACCTGATCGGGCGTATGGCCAGCGACCCCAAATCCGACATCGACAAAATGGAACGCCTAATGGCCATGCATGAGCGGGTTCTCGAGCGCGACGCAGAAAAGGCGTTCAATGTCGCCATGCAAGCAGCACAAGCGGAAATGCCGCAGATTTTGAGAACAAAGAAAAACGAGTCGACCAATTCCAAATATGCGCTGTTGGAAGTGATCGACAAGGTAACCAAGCCCATTATTACCAAACACGGTTTTTCCATGTCGTTTGGCACAGACGATTGCCCGCAAGACGGTCATTATCGTGTCACCTGCATTGTTTCCCACTCCGATGGGTTTTCACGAAAATACAATGCAGATGTTCCGGCTGATGGAGTTGGCCCAAAAGGCACTCGCAATAAAACTCCGACCCATGCGTTTGGTTCTGCCATGTCGTACGGGCGGCGCTATCTCAAGTGCATGATCTTTGACATCGCTACCACCGATGATGACGGGAATGGCGCGAGCCAGAATTATGACACGTCGATTTGGACGGGGCGCATACTCGAAGCGGCTGACAAAGCGGCTTTAGATCAAGTGGCCGCCGATCTCAAAGCTGACAGCAACATACCTAAAAACATCCTGACCATTCTTCGTAACGCTTGGTCCGGCAAAAATGCTGAACTGGAGGCATCCAATGGAGCAGCTTAGCGACGAATGGTTTGCCGCAAGAGCGGGGAAGTTTACCGCTTCACGCTCAAAAGGCTTAATGGCCAAGGGGCGATCCGGCCCATCGACCAGCCGAAAAAACCTACTGGTTATGCTGGCGGTTGAACGACTGACGGGGACGGTTGATCATGGCTTCACTAATGCCGCCATGGAACGAGGCACAGACTTGGAGCCAGAAGCTCGCGCCGCCTATTCGTTCGCGACAGGCCACCCAGTGCAAGAACATGCGTTCATTCCGCATCCAGAATGGGAATTTTGCACTTGCTCACCAGACGGCCTGATCGGCCAAGATGGGTTGGTTGAAATTAAATGCCCATATGCCATGCCCAAACATCTAGCCGCCCTCCAGTCCGGCGCTCATGCCAATGAACACAAATGGCAAATACAGCATCAGCTATTGGTGACTGGCCGCGAGTGGGTTGACGCGGTCAGCTACGACCCCCGGTTTCCCATCGGTCTCGAACTCGCGATCACCCGCGTTGAGAGAGACGCCGAGGCCATCGAATGCCTATCCCAAGCAATCGTGATGGGTAACGCGGAAGTGGACGGAATGGTCCGTGAAATGACGCTCTTGCAACGAAAGGAAACTGTATAATGGCCGGTATCAACAAAGTAATTATTGTCGGCAACCTAGGTCGTGACCCCGAAGCGCGTAGCATGCCTTCGGGCGACCGTATAGTGACATTTAGCGTGGCCACGTCCGAAAGTTGGAAAGACAAGCAATCTGGCGAGCGCCGCGAAAAAACCGAATGGCATAATATTGTTATTTTTAACGACCATCTGGCCAAAGTCGCCGAGAACTACCTGAAAAAAGGCTCAAAGGTTTATATCGAAGGCTCATTACAAACCCGCAAATACACCAACCGAGATGGGCAAGAGGTCAGAACCACCGAAGTCGTCCTCCAAAAATACAACGGCGAACTGCAAATGCTCGATGGCCGCGGTGAGAGTGGGGCGCGGGAGGGTGGGGATGATAAGTTAAACAAACCAGATGCCTATCTTCACGACGACATACCTTTCTAATCGCGATTGTAGAAAATAACTAATTATTTAATTAACAAAAAAAGGAAGTATCACTATGAATATACAAGATAAAATATCAAAAATGGTAGAAGAAGCGCTAAATGTTCATCTGAATGTAGATGACAGCATTGCATCGCACGAAATCTCAAAAGGTGTTATTGTCAGGTCTTATGCTTCTGGTGTTCATTTTGGGCAGCTCGTAAGTTATAATCAGCAGGTCGTTATACTGAAAAACGCACGCCGTCTATGGAGCTGGTTTGCTATTGACGGCATTAGCCTGTCGGAGGTGGCTAGAAATGGTATAAATGCTGCGAAAAGCAAAATATGCCAATGTGTCCCTGAAATTATAATTCTTGATGGTATAGAAATTATACCTACCTCTATAGCGGCAGAAAAAACTATAAATAATGCGAAGGTATTCAGAGCGTGAATAAACTACCGAGGCATTGGAAGGCTAGCTCTGGCGGTGGCGATGGCTCTGGCCATGGCTCTGGCCATGGCTCTGGCGATGGCTATGGCGATGGCTTTGGCGGTGGCTTTGGCGGTGGCTTTGGCAATGGCTCTGGCGATGGCACTGGCGATGGCTTTGGCGGTGGCTTTGGCGGTGGCTTTGGCAATGGCTCTGGCGATGGCACTGGCTCTGGCAATGGCTCTGGCGATGGCTATGGCTATGGCTATGGCTCTGGCCATGGCTCTGGCAATGGCTCTGGCGATGGCAATGGCTATGGCACTGGCTATGGCTATGGCAATGGCTATGGCTATGGCGATGGCTTTGGCGGTGGCTATGGCGGTGTCTATAGCTAATGGGTCGTTCAAATGAAACATACATGCTAGTCACGCCCGAAGGCGGATCGCCAGCAGATCGCTATAGCGCTGATTTGTGGCATAAGCTGCCGATCGGTGAAACCGTCCTTGTGACGTGGCGCAAACAAAGAAACCTCAAGTTTCACAGGCTGTTTTTTGCGGCGCTGAATTTTGTGTTTAAGCAACAAGATATGTATTCGGTGTTAGATGATTTTCGCGCTGACATTACCATAGCGCTTGGCCACTTTACAATTGAGACGTACCGAAAAGAAGAAGTCAAAAGACCCAAGTCAATCTCGTTTGCAAAAATGGATGATGTGGCGTTTCGGGAATTTTTCGACGGCTTTGTAAAGTTGATTTGCGAGAGAATTGCGCCAAATTTAAGCAAAGAGCATTTCAACCGCTTTCTTGAGATTTTGGACGGAAACTCTGGCGCGCAAGGCGTGAGGGATGTCTCATGATGCCTCGATTGCAAACATTCACCAACACCCAAGAGCAATCGCGCCAGCGTGGCCAGCGTGTTCGCCGGATTTTGGGCGCGGTTAGTACCGGATTTTCGGTGTTGGTTTTGGCGGGAATATTGATGGTTTTGCTGTTTGCGCCCTACACGAACAAAATTGTTGAAACCAAGAATATAATAGGAGATTTGATATGACCAAACCGCACGGCATTGGTTGGCTGAACAAGCCCGGATTTACGGGCAAGACGTGGAACCCAATTGTTGGGTGTTCGATTGAGAGCGCAGGGTGCACCAATTGTTATGCAATGAGCATGGCGCGGCGCATCGAGGCGATGCAACCGGGTTCGCATTACGCCGGAACCACGAAGGTCGTGAGCGGCAACCCTGTGTGGACCGGCAAGATTGCTCGTGCCTCTGATAAAACGCGCACTGCGCCGTTGCTGTGGTCCAAGCCGTGTATGGTTTTCATCAACTCTATGGGTGATTTATTTCACCCGGACGTTTCGGACAAATGGATTGATGAGGTGATGGCGGTGGTTGCGTTATCTCCCCAGCACATTTTTGTGATTTTGACCAAGCGCCCAGAGCGGATGAGAGGTTATTTTTCAACAGGCCGTGCCGCCCCCGTTGGCATCGCTGCTTTGCGCGCAACGATGAAAGACATTTTGACGAGGCCCAAGTCTAAGGTCGGTGAATGTGTTATTCTACAAGGTGATATTCCTCACCTTCAAGTTTGGCCGCTTCCTAATCTTTGGCTCGGCGTTTCTGCTGAAAACCAAGAACAGGCGGACCAGCGCATTCCCGTGTTACTGGACATCTCTGCCGCTAAGCGAATTGTAAGCTATGAGCCAGCTTTGGGTCCGGTTGATTTTACAGATATTACGTCAAGCTTATTTGAAGGTGGGCCGGAGCAGTGGGATGCTCTTGATAAGGCTGATGCGGCTGCCGCAGATCCACCAGCGCCAACTACAGTGCTTAATTGGATAATCTGCGGCGGTGAGAGCGGCACCGGTCGCCGCCCGTTCAACCCTGATTGGGCAAGGGTGGTGCGCGATCAGTGCGAGATAAGCGGCGTTCCGTTTTTCATGAAGCAAATGGGTGATGGTTCAGACATCCCTGCCGATTTGCAAGTTCAACAATGGCCGGGGGTGACGGTATGAGAAAAATTAATAAATTAACACCAGAGCAATTGGTGGATGTTCCCGTTTTTCGGCAAAAATATCTTGACATGGCTCAAGGGGCATCACCGGACCGTGCCATACTGACCGAAGTGATGGCAAAAACTTATGCATTGGTCGATCAACCGCCGCCACAAGTGTTGATTCTTCAATCGCCCCGAATGGCCATGTTGGCGGCGAGTTTTTTCAAAAACATCTCTAATCGGGACCAGATTCGGGACCAGCTTGGGGGCCAGCTTCGGGACCAGATTCGGGGCCAGCTTTGGGGCCAGATTCGGGGCCAGCTTGGGGGCCAGCTTGGGGGCCAGCTTTGGGACCAGCTTGGGGGCCAGCTTGGGGACCAGCTTCGGGACCAGCTTGGGGGCCAGCTTCGGGACCAGCTTGGGGGCCAGCTTCGGGACCAGCTTGGGGGCCAGCTTGGGGGCCAGCTTCGGGACCAGATTCGGGGCCAGCTTTGGGGCCAGCTTTGGGACCAGATTCGGGGCCAGCTTGGGGGCCAGCTTTGGGACCAGCTTGGGGGCCAGCTTGGGGACCAGCTTGGGGGCCAGCTTCGGGACCAGCTTGGGGGCCAGCTTTGGGACCAGCTTCGGGACCAGCTTGGGGGCCAGCTTTGGAATTCGGATTATATGTGGGGATCGCAAGATTTGTATTGGATTTGCTGGGCACGATTTGCTTTAAGAATTGGAGTAAAACTGGAAAAAGAAACGCATCAACAACTCGATATGATGGAAGCAATTTCCACTCCATGTGAATGGTGGTGGCCAATGGAAGGTCTGGTTGTGGTTTCCGCAAAGCCGACCGTAATTCATTGGGATGAAGACGGTAGATTGCATCGCGAAAATGGCCCGGCAGTAAAATACGCGGATGGATTTTCATTATATTCGTGGCGCGGCACGGCTGTGCCAGAGCCGTGGGTGACTGGCTCCCCGCCTACCGCCGCCGATGCATTGGTCCAAGAAAACGTTGAATTGCGCCGCGTGGCCTGTGAAATCGTGGGCTGGGACGAGATATTAAATCAACTGAACGCCAAGATCATTGACGAAGATGTTGACCCCCAAATTGGAACATTGGTCGAGGTTAATTTGCCCGAAGCAGGACCAGAAAGATTTTTGCGCGTTGTGTGCGGCACAGGCCGCAAATTCGCGCTGCCAGTACCACCGGAAACGGCCACCGCTTTGGCTGCTAACGCATGGTTAAACCATTGCGATAAACCCGGCGATTATATGCCGGAAATTCGAACATGAAAAAGGATAAAACAATGTTAACATTTACAACCCAAGCCGCTCAAGGTGATGTTTACCTTCGGCGCGTTGATGCGATTCCAGAGGGCTTGATACCGAACCCCGCCGTCGATGGGGTTCATATTTTGGCTCACTCTGAAACGGGGCATCACCATACCGTAATTGACCGACCCGGTGTTCAGGTTTTTAAAAAAGATGCGTTTGAAAGCTATCTTGAAATTACCGGCCAGCCGTTAGTTTTGGAGCACAATCGTTCTTTTGACACACATGCGCCGATTGAAATTCAGCCGGGTATTTACAGAATCAGCAATCAAAGGGAATACACCCCCGAAGGTTGGCGGCGGGCGGCTGACTGATGGGCGCGACGTTGCACAATGCGGATTGCCGCTCGGTGATGGCTGATATTGCCAACAGACCGGATGCGGACAAGCCGGTGTTGATTTGCACTGACCCGCCATATCGAATTCAATCGGGTGGCAAGTCGCGCAATGGGTCTATGTCCGGTATATTCGCGCCGGGAAACTATGACAATTCGGGTGGCATAGTCACAGTCAATATGGGTTGGGACGAAATGGCGCGATTGTTTTACGCGGCGCTGCCTGAAACCGGAGTGTTGGTCTCCATGTGTGAGGCCCGCAATGCCGTTGATGCGTGCCTAGCGTTTCGCGATGCAGGGCTAAAACACTGCACGACTTGGATTTGGGATAAACGAGCGCACCATCCGGGACCATGCACACGCTACGGCATGAAGGACACCGAGAATATATTAGTTTGGCGCAAAGGTGGTTTCCGGTGTCCGTCAAAAACGGCACGAGGCCATAGTCAAATTTATCAAACGCCGGGATTCAAAAAAATCGCGGGGCACCCAACAGAAAAACCGATCAGCCTGATGAAGGCCATGATCGAAGCGTGGACACAGCCCGGTGATTTGGTGTGCGATCCGTTTATTGGCGGTGGTGCAACCGGCGTAGCTGCCGTGTGTATGGATCGCAGGTTTTTGGGTTGCGAATTGGAGCAAAATTGGTTCGAGATTTCGAAATATCGAATTGAACAGTCTCAAGCTCGTGGGACTGATGCTGCCGCGCCATCAAAGCAACCGGATTTATTGCAAGGGAGTGGGTGATGGAAAAAAATCAGACAATCCATAGAGAAATTGGGAGTGTCGAGGGATACATTAAGACTGTAGGGCGAGATGGCTTCGGGCGACCCATTCTGACGTTGACCACCAGAGTTGATAGCAACGATATAAAATGCGTGAGTAGTGATGGTGGGTTAGATAAAATTGGTCACTTGGAGGTGAGCAAAGTTATCCAAGGCTTGCGTATTCGCGCCCACGGCCTTCTGCTGTATAAATCCCCTGAATTGCTTGAGAGGGTTGAAGTTGAGCGGGTTGAGGTGTTTGAGCACGAAGATAAGTTGCCGAGGTTGCGAGAACTGATAGATCATGAATTTACTGGCGGTATAGAGGGTGTTGAATTCATTAGGTTAAGGCGCGGCAATGAAACCTTATAAGTTCAAGACCAAAACGAAATTTAACTATTGGATCGCTAAGAAAGGAGTAACTTTCTTGGGTGATTTGAACTTAAGCCATTCTAGCATCACTAAATTACCTGACGGTCTGATAGTACATGGAGGCTTAGACTTAAGCGGTTCACGGATGGTAAAACTGCCAGAAAATTTAATGATACAGAGAGGTTTGTGTTTCGGTGGCGCAAAGATAACTGAACTCCCTGACGACTTAACGGTACACGGTGTGCTGGATTTGAGTTTTTCGGCAATAACCGAAATACCTAATAATTTAGAGATACGAGGGTGCTTAAAACTAAGCCACTCTAAAATATCAAAACTGCGTGATAATTTGACTATAAAAGGATTGTTAGATTTGAGCAATTCGAGCATCACTAAATTACCAGATAACTTGGTGGTATATGGAGACTTAGATTTAAGATGCTCTGGTATCACTAAATTGCCAGACGATCTGATAGTTCGAGGCAGGGTGTATTCAGGTAGCATATCATAAGGAAAATAATCCAGCCGGTGCGCTACTAAATATTCCGATAAAAAAGAAAACGCTGGCAAATAAAAGCAACACAGCTTTAGCCAGCATTGGCGCGATCATAAGGTGATTCATGAATTCCCTGCTTTTCATAATATCATTGAATATCATTTCGCTTCTTATAATTTGATATTTTTCATTCATAACTATTCTCTTTATCAATTCCTGTTCAATTTATTTGGATAATCATCCAACCACATAAATAAAGTGTTAAAACAACTTTTTATACCACGGCTTTGCTCGCTTGGCCTCGTTCTGATTTAGATCTTCAATCGCTTTGTCAACCTCTAGCGCCCTAGCTTTTTCGGCTTCAAATATTTGACCTTCGGAATACTCACGCTGCTTTACCGCTCCAGCAAGCTCTTTCAGTTGACCTCTATCGCGGGCAAGGTCTAATCCAAATACAATAGCCCTATCATGGACAGTTTGGTTATTTGTCGCGGTTGGCACCCTAGTTAGGGGTTTGATATTCAATAACTCTGGGCTAATCCGCAAAGGCTCTCTTAATACCGGCTTTTCAATCGCTCGATAAGATACGGTCAAGCTCCGCGTGCTGCATCCAGCTATCATAAGAGATAGAATCAAGAGCACAATCGCTGGTATCTTTTGGGGCATATCTTTGTTCCTCCAGTAGCCGCTCAATTCGGTTCATTCGTTGACTTGTGATTACGGCTTGTCGCTCCTCAAGCTCACGAACCCCTCTTTGTTCATTCGCAATGAAAATATCTAATGCAGTTGCGCCTTCGTCAACATCATCTTGGATGATGTCTGCGCGGTCCCTAGCATCTAACACACCCTGCTCCCACTGGGAATTACAATCCCTGTGGCCTTTGTTATAATAATAGCTGGTAAGCCCCCAGAATAAGCCCAGCAGGACGGTCGCGACCAATCCGTAACCTATCACACCAGATAGCGCAGCCGACAACCCAAATCGCTTAAAAATGAAGTCTATGATAAAGCTCATTATCTACGTCCTTTGCTGTGATCATCATATCGGCACCAAGCCATGTATGCCACACCGGCGAGCGCCGCGCACAGGCCCGCAGCAAGAAGTAACTCGACCGTATTAAGCCCAAATGCAACTCCGGCTTGCTGCGCGGCACCTGTGGCCGCTTCTACCACGTCCGAGCCTTGCTTTAGCGTAGCGCTAACGGCACCTGCGGTTGTTATTGCGCCTGTAGTGGCGAGCGCCGCCCTCTGTGTTCTGCTTTGCGTAAGGTCTCCCCGACCTTCAAGGTCGCTCGGACCTACCGCGGATTCCGTGCTAGTCTGGATTGCTGGTAAATAATCATCGTCAGCAGGATCACCGTATGGGGTTTTGTCATAAAACCCATACTCCAACATTCGACCTTCGGCAATACGGCGCCTTAACAAGGGGCGTTGAAACTTCCCACCGCTCTTGTTCCACCACTGAAGCGCCGCCGCAGCTTCATGGGTTTGCCCTGCATTAAACCGCGTTAAGGCTGTTGATTTACGAAAGCCTTTTACACCAACGTTATAGGCGAAAATCACCCATGCATCAAATTCATGTTGGGTTGTCTGCTTCGCGTACCTTGTTACGGCTGTTTCAAATTCAGCAAGACGAACTTTGAATAAAACTTTGGCATTTGCTTTGGTTATCGTATCGCCTTCAACGACGGGACGTAGAACTCCTTGCTTGTTGAACATTAAAATAGATCCGTCCCCGATGGTCCAAACTCCACCAACATCCTGATAGGATTTTAAGTCCGGCTGACCACCTCTGCCTTCTAGTGCTTTGAGAAGGTTTTTTCCTTTTGTCGATATTCTCATAATAAATTCCTTAACTTGAATTTGAAATAAATCCAAAGACCTTTGCGGTAGCAGTTGAGGCGAGTCCACCAACCACTAGCATTACACCATATAGCTTGTTCCTCGATTTTTCTAAGCTAGTGATTTTCTTATGCGCTCCGCGTGTAGAATCTTGTATGCCATCGAGTTTTTCAACCAAGTTCTTAATTTGCTCGGTTTGCACAGCTTGACCTGTAGATAACTTACCTAAATCTTTAGCCATTCCACGAACGGCTGTTAAAATTTCTTGATTAGATGATGTCGGCATGTCGAGTGTCCTATCGTTTTACTAAGAAATAGCAGATAGCAATTCAAGTTTAGCATAAGAAAGCATTAAGGCGATGCGTCGGATCATGCGCTGGCCCCAAATGGATAGGCCGCGCCCGCTGGGGTTGGACTGATGCCAATGGCAATCGAGATGACTTGCCCTTCAACATCGCGGGTCAGCAATGCCTCGTTAAAATCCGGTGCGATATAAAATGCGTATTCATGTAGAAGTTTGGAGGAACCAGCTTTGCTGCGATCGGTAATAATTCGGCACGCACCGCCCGGCAAATCTCGCAAGGCGTGGTTGGGTTGGCTTTGAGGAACAAGAACAAAAAAGCCGGGCGCAACGACCTCTGGAGAGACCAACACCGGCTCTTGAAGTTCGCTCATATCCCATACCGCCGGGGCGAGAATTGCTCGAACAGGACAAGCTTGGTTCCACAAATTCTCGCCTGTCGGATTCCCTGCTTCGTCTAGTTCCGGCTGGCTGATTAAATGCCCGCGATAGGTGACACCAGCAAGCAAGGTATGAGCGACGGCTTCATCCGTAGCGTCGATGATGTGGTCAAAAAGGTCCATCACGCACCGCCACTCAAAGATTCTAATTCACTATTCGAAACACGCGTCGGCAAATTTGTGATACTCTTAATTGACGCGTTCCAGTGAAAAGCCCCATCCCAACGCCGCCCAAGCCAGAGGAGCGATGGTTTTGGTATTATTACTGACGAGGTTACAACAGGCGCTCCGTTTAATGACGACGACATCCCGGTGGCCGGGCTGTACCCAATCGCTAATTTCAACAGCGCGGCATCTCCAACCGCGCCGTGGACAATGGTATTTACGCCGTCAAAGCCGAATAAGTTTTCATTGCCCGCATTTCCATAAACAAATCTTTCAGACGAACCGCCGCCCAAAAGATAGTTATTCCCCGGTTTTGTTGTCCAATCTGTAGAAGTTTTCGCCTCAATTAACAAGGTGCCTGTGCTGGTCATCCAGTCCAGGTTCGCAAATTTTATATCATCCGAGGCGCGGATGGCGGCGACCCCAGTGGTCAATATCGGACTAGATGCCGCGCCCCCCACTTCCAACTGCGGTGCCCATATCCGCACAGTGAAATCATAGCTTTGAGTGTTTGGAACGGTCAACACAAGCGATGAACCGGTAGCATGTGTGGTTAAGGGGTTAATATCATCAGTTACTACAGTTCTCAATCTACTTGTCGTTAGAGAAACTGGCCCTGCCTGAAAAGAGCCGGGCGCTCCATCGGTAAACTCCCTATATTGCAGGGCCAAGGATTGAGTAACTTCACCGCTTAATAACTGTAAATACGCAGAGTGACTAATGGAATTTCCACTGACAGGAATCGAAGGAACATTAAATCCTATATTCGGGAAATCAGTTACGCCTGTGTTGTTTACCCCTTGAAACCGCACATCAATGAAGTTGGAGCCGTGACTGGCACCAACCCCAACAACAGTGATGGTGGGGGTTCCCGCGAAATGGTCGGGGAATACGCCAATTGCTGCGCCTACCATATTGGAATTACGAACACCATTGGTGCGCGTTTCCTCAATCAGCAAGCCCTTGTTGGTAATCCGCGGGGTGTTGGGTGCAAATGCTTGCAGTGAACCATCGAGACGTTCGGCGGTGCCGGTGGTGGATCGAACCGTATTGATTAAACTTGATTTTAAAATAGGCGCGCCTTCTAATTGATATCTATCACCAACAAACATGGTTTCTAGAGTTGCTGCCGGATCAATCCAGTCGTTTACATTATCGAAATAGCCGTTTTTCATGAACAAGGTCATTTTTAGTTTCCGTCTCTGTGGATTGTAATTGAAACGCCCCGCTCCGCTCTGAAATATAATTCAGACCCTGCGGTTAAACGTCCATCCCAAATGCCATCCGTCATAATGCTACCGGAATGAGACTCCAGTGGGGTAGAAGTGGCAACGATATATTCAACATCACCCACGCCACTGCTCCTTGTAGCAACTAAAGTAAGAGATTGATCTGACACCTTAACCCATGAGCCAGTCATTTCGGTTTTCGGCTGTATTGTTCTTAAAGCCATGTCTGGCCTCCTTATCTAAGTTAAATTACTGTACTGAACGAGAATCCAATCAGTACCAAGGACGTGGCCAGTCCCAAAGGTTAATCGAAGCCACCCCGACACAACCCTATTACTAACCACCGCCAATGTTGTTTTAGCAACAAACGCACCCTCTGCATAATAGCCGGATGTGGGCATGGCAACAGACGTGTCAGCTTGCACGAGGGTAAGATTCTCATAAGATGGAGAAGTTGGATCTGAATTTCTAATCTCATATCTGTATCTAGGACCGGCTCTCTCAATTATACCAATACCTTTGTTGGATGTGTGGAAACCAGAAGCCGCATTAATTGGCTCGCAAATTAAAGTGTTACCTGCAACTGTTGTGAAACTAGCCACGTTCGTTTGTATCACTTTGCAAGTGTTTTTGAAACGGTTACCCCTGACCGTCACGCCCTTCATATTCGCGATATCAATTCCGCGTGGGAGAGCATCAGCATCATAAGTTCCGTCGATATTACTGTTGCTCCCCAACCTATAGGGGTCTAAATCAAATGAGTTATTTTCAATGACAATATCTTGGGAGCCCGGACCAGCACCAGTAATAACTATACCACGATGTATGCAATCAGAAACTTGGTTTCCTGTGATTAAAACCTGACTATAATAATCATGAGCGCTCATTGCCTCCATGCTCATGAAGTTAAGACAGTGCTCAACTATATTCTCTGAAAATATTGCCCCACGAAACCCGCCTTTTGGTATGGCTATGGCGGAATTTAATCTTAAATGAGCATCTGTAATGGCAGGATCAAAGGCTTCGCCCTGCCATAACCTAGTTCCGACACCATAATCTGAAAAAGCGGCAACAGCGGGTCGTGTACGTCGAATGATATTATTTGAGACAACAACTCCATTCGTTGCGCCAACCGCGCTAGCGACATCAATAGTGTCCACTTCGTCCCAATCCCATGGGTATATCCAATTGCTATTGGTTGTGTCATAGAACCCAGGAACTATTCCGTTCGTCGTGGCCGTCCCCTTCATGACGGGACCAGAAAGCGCAATGCCTGAGTGGGTTATAGCTGGCACGGGCCCGGTAATAGATAGCGTATCCAATATGATGTTGCCAGTAATAACCATATCCCGCATTGGAATATTACCCTCTACGCTAGCGGCGGGGCTGTCAGAGACTTGAATACCGACTAAATTGCCGAGTTCAATTCTATTATTATTAATATGAGTAGATCGCCCTCCTAAAACTTTTATAGTGCCGCCGCTTACAACGTGGTTGCCCGCAACAACAACGCCTTCACGGGTTCCTGTTGCGCTGCCATCGCTTGTATGAATAGCTATTGAGTCGTCGCCACATCTTAGGATATAATTATCTTTGATATTACAATTTGGTGTATCTCGAACGCGGATCGGATCGGCGGCAATATTCTCAAACCAACAATTTTTGCAGATGAAGTTTTGCCCAAAGTGGAAATCCATCCCCTCACCAGCAACATTAAAAAACTTCACATTATCAATAGAGACTTTTGGGTAATAGTCCAACCACATTGGGTTGGCCCAACGTCCACCGCGAGCACCTCCGTCAAGCGTTCCTTGAATTTGCATGTCTCTGAAAGTTAGCTTACCTTTTGGTATGTTTAGCGTGTTTCTAAATAAATGATCAACCCCGTTAAAGGCCGGAACTACAGTCCCTTCATGATACTTCATGATGGAATCCCAGCCGCTTCCTATAAACTCAATATCTCCAGCACCGGGATCAAGCTTGGCTCCAGCAGGGAACCACGCCGTTCCAACCGGAACATTAAACACACCGCCACCAACTGACAATAAATAGTCAATTGCTTTTTGGAATGGGATAACATCACTGGTAACCCCATCAACCGCTGCCTCATACCAAAGTGGTGTAACCGCATCATAGAATAGACGTTTCACCAAGCGTCCGTTGTTGGTTGCAATAACAATTCCACCGTCATCAAGGCTTGCAGACCCCACGCCAATATCAATAAAAATACCCGCTATGTTTTGTGAAGTCACCTGATAAGAGCCATTAGCAACGCTGTTTATTGCCCGCAGTTCCGTATAATTAAGAACGGTTGTGGCGCTAGTAACAAAACTAGCCACGTTATCAACCTCTTTGCCGACAATGGTAGTTCCATCTGCTAGTGTTTTTCTGTATTTCAACCCCTCGCTCTTTACAAAGAATGGATCAATAAATCCTGCGCCATCTGCAATTTGTGGGTTGGCAACGGGGACTGCAAATATTTCATCAGCGAACAGAGCGGCATACGAAGTTGTGTTCTCTAAAAAAACATGGAGTTGGCCATCCGGTACAGGATTAGCCGCACTATCGAGTATTCTGTTTTCTGGTATTACGCCATATTCAGACATGGTACATCCTTGCAAGCTGATTGTTTAATTTTGCTGATTTTCATCTTCATTACCTTCTTCGTTAATTAGCGATTCTCGCAAAGCAATTAATGAGGCTAAAGCCTTCTCTCGTGTTTCTTGTCTAGCCAAAAACCGAGCAGATTTCCCCTGTTTCACTGATCGTAAAGAGCCGGTAGCAACAAGCCGGATAACCTTATCTAAGTTCTTCCTCGCGATAGCGTCCGATGCGGACCTTGCGGTCTGACCAATAGCCAGCATAGTTCCCGCACCAACAGCCGCGCCGACAGGACCACCCACAGTGGCCCCGACGGCTGCACCTGTACCCGCCCCCACACCCAAGTTTAGCGCGGATGTTGGGGCTAAGGTTTTTCCAATTCCACGTGTGATATTTTGGGTTTTTGTGCCTTTTACGGCCTTGCTGATTAAAGCCAATTCCTCCGCATTGAAAAACCGCCTTTCTGTCTTTTTAAGAAGAATGCTTTTTAAGCTTTGCCTCATTGAGTTTTGATCCTTGTTGAGAGCTGCCCGCTCTATGCCGTCCTCTAGCCGCTCGATGTTTCGCGAGCGCCTCCATAGACCCTTTGCCTTACTAACAGCATCCTTTACTCTTTGCGGCCCAACCTTTCCGCGAGAAACAGGATTGGCCACACTAATAAATTTATCAATTTTCGTTGCTATCTCTCCGGCAAGTCTCGCATCATCAGAACCGGGCGCAGCGCCTCTAAGGAATGATCTAAACGTATTCAAATCAGTTAATTTCACCCCGTCCGAGCCAATCTCGGTATTAAGACGCTTTATTGCCTCCACAGTGATCGGGTGACTTTTAGGTGTAATGCGACCCAACCCCTCACCGGTGGCGATAGAGTTTACGCTTTTAACTAAAGGCTGGACACGAGATCGGGTATAAGAAACCCCCAAATCATCTACCCTCTGATACGCTCGCTTTGCTGCCGCAGTTAATTGCTCAAATGATGGTACTGGAATCTTTATCTTTGGGGCAATAGCCGCCGCACCTTTGAGTAAGCCTGATACCAATGGATTTGCCGCCGCTCCGAACGCCGCGCCCTCTAATGCCGCCTCGCCAATATCCCGACCTTCTCCACTTGCAAACGCCGCGCTAACTGCTGCCGCATCACCTGCTGCCGCTCCAGTTCTTGCGACAAGCCCCTTGGCACCCTTTAAGGCGCTTGGAACCAGCTTTGTTAGAGTAGGAAGCGCTTTCGCTGCCTTGCCTACCCCAAGAACAGCGCCACCTAAGTTTGATGCGCCCGCGACAACAGGATTATCCTCTTTCAACTGACCGAATGCTTGCCGTGTTTCATTAAGTTGGCCTTCGAAAGTTAACTTAAAAGCATCAATCGGGTTTTGACCTGTGCTTAGTGCTTGCTTTGCTGCCGCAGTTGCCGCCACCAATGCCGCGCCCTCATCAATGTGGCCAGCAGTAACACCCTGCGCTGCGCCTACGATACCTGTAGCGACTGGCTGTAAGAACTTACCAGCACCGACCAGCGCCCTATCACCCAGCGACACCCCTTGATTAACATCAATTGGTTGGCGCGGCTGTGTTGCTTGAGCTTGTTCGATTTGCGGTGCCGCTTGGGGAGTATCTTCCTCGCCGCCAAATGACGGCGGATAAGTACGGGCCATGGCCGCCTTAATCACATCGTCAGTTGTCCCGGCGGGAAACTCAACAATGGTCCCGTCGGGCGCTTCAATCTCAATCATTATTCAATGTTTCCAGTTTGAGGGTTGAATCTCCGTCTAACTGGTGCTTGGTCGGGCTGTTGCGTAGGTAATCCCGCTGCCACTTGCTCGCCGCCTAATCCCAATTCTTCTGGGGAAAATCCTTGATCAAGTAAGGTGTTGGCAAGGCTGTCAACGGCAGAAATCCGCCTCCGCCTTGCATCCCTTAGTCGTCGGGAAACATCAGTCAGCCGCTCTTTAAGCTGCGCTGGTGATTGTGCATTCTCTAGGCTACCAAGAACGGATTGAAGCAATCTATTCTCTAAATTACTAACTTGGCCCAAAGCGCCACCAGTAGGGCTGTTGGCTCGCATCTCTTGCAATTTACCAAAGCCGATAACCGCACGTATTGTTTCTAAATCTGCCAATAAATCTGCGGCAGGTGATCCGGGAACCGACGAAATTAACGAACCTATACCGCTAGTAAAGTTGTTGATCCTGTCTCCTTCAAAAATCTTCCCAATGGTTTCTAGGACAATTTCGGTGGCCGAAGATTGATCTGCAAGACCTGCGTTAACCTTATTGAAGTCGCCAAGAAGTTTAATATTCTGCTTTTTGCTTTGCCTTTTTTCCGCGTCTGCGCGGGTTTGCTGGGATAGCGAACCTTGAGTAACCGTTGTTGTGCCGTCAGGGTTGGTTGATATACTAAACCCTGTTTGGGCTTTCGGATCTGGGGTTGCCCCCTGAACAACATCAAAGCCGCCTGCCTGATTTGGTCGCACAAACACCCGCTTCCCGTCGACCACCGCCACCATTGGTTTGCCAGAGGCTCCAAGCGCTTTGGGGTTTTCAAATTCTGCACCAAAGACACCATCGCGCCTCGTTGCTATTACCTCCCCCGGTTTAACCGTCTGTGGCGCACTCTCTTTGATAATATCGTTTATTTCACCGAACGCACCTCGTAATCCAGCAATGCTTGCGTCATCTGGGGTAAACCCTGCGATTTGTTCTGCTGGTATGCCTTGGCCAACCAGATAGCTATGCAATCCAGTTCCGGGCTGTAACGCGGCTTGGCGTTCTTGGAATGGGATGGACGAAAGGCCAATCAGAACGCCGCCGAAAGCTTCATTGCTTTGTTTGAGTGATTCCTTTTGCTCTTTGCTAGCCGAAGCAATCTGCGCTTTCATTTGCGCGTCTATTTGCCCCCCAAGCTGTAAATTACCGCCACTAAACGCTGCCTGTCGTGCGCCGGGTAAGTCATTTTCAGCCAAGCGCCCTCCAACTTGCTTGTTAAAAGCATTTTGTTGCCGTTGCTGTTTTGCTTGCCGCCCGGATTGAAAAGCATTTTGAAAACCAGCAACATCGAATCCTTTAAGTTGCGTCATATCTATAAACTCCCCAGCGCATTACTTCCCACTTGGAAAATATTATTCAATAATTGATTACTGTTTCCTGCTCGCGCAAACGCCGATTGTGACGCTGTGTTGGCTCGATTTTGAAATGCGTTACCAGTATTTGCCGCGAACTGACTTGCAGCTTGATTATTAGCTTGAGCAGAGCCAGAATTGGGCTGCCCAAATAACGCGCTGACTGCATTAGTTAGCGCCCCCGTGTTTAACCTATCAAAGCTATCACGCTTTGCCTGTAGATTTGCGCCCGATAACGCAAGACCTCGCGCTGACAGTGAAGAGTCAATTGCATTACCTTCTCGGTTTTGGTCCTGCTGTAGTGATTGAAAAAACGGTGTCCCCTGCAATGTTCTGAACAGGTTTTGCTGCAACCCTGAATCGGGGTTTCCAGTTGTTCCTAGAGTTGGGTCAACCGCTTCACCTTGAAGCCCCGTAGGAACCTCTCCGCTTGGTAATCCAGAGCTTTCAGGGCCGCCGCCCGATAACTGTCGACCCTCACCTTGGCCAAATTCACGAAAGTGGAAAGCACCAAACTCACTTTGATCTATCCGACCGTCTCGATTTTGATCAACCCCTCTATCCAATAAGCTAGCTTGATCTTGTTGGCTAAGACCTTGAAAAGCGCCTCTTACATCCGGGTTATCATTAACATACTGGTTAAACTGGCCAGCGCCCTGAAACGCATTACCTCCCTGACCGAACCCAGCTTGACCGTCCGTATCACCTCCTTCGATAGCAGACAATCCAAAGAATTGACGACGCAGGTTTTGTAGATCAAGGTCATTCTGTAAAAATGGCGCGTTGGTTTCAGTTTGCTGGTTGAAAATATCACGGAACAATTGCGTTTGCTGCTGTGAAGCTTGATTTTGCGCTCGGCTTGAAGCGTCAATTGCTCTACTATTTCTTCTGCTAGCGATTACCGACCCGCCAAACCCCAATGCTGCTGATCCTAATGCGGCTACTGCCGTTGATACCACCATGATTAAATATCCTTATAAAGTCCAATTTCTCTTGCATCGTACCCGCCCATCTTAAGAAGGCGTCGTGCTGCTTGTTCTTTGTCGTTCGCTAAACAAGTCATTTGAATAGCGTTGGCTCCCATGGTTTTTGACCATTGTTCAAACGCATCAAGAACATGCTTGCCCTTTTTATTTTCACTCCACCAAAATAACTCTTGGCAAATGATGTAATCCTTATTGAAATAAAGCGGATAACACAAAGCGCCTAGCATCCCGCCGTCTACAATGAAGATAGCCCCGCTATCTCCTTCAATTAAAAATCTTGCAATGTTCGCAGCATCTTTTGGGTTATATTCAACATGCGCCCACGGTGACATGGCGTGGAATCGAACCCCCATATCAACAATATTAGGTATGTCATTCTCAACTGCTTCACGCATTATTGTATTTGCGTAAAACTGCTACCGGGAAGCCCACCGGTAGAAGCCTCGCCACCCAAATCAACGTCTGGATCACCAGAGTCTAATGTTGTTAAAGCGCCCAAGCTCACACGATACGCATTAGCTGTCAGATCAACCGCGCTGGTAGTAGCAAGGAAAGTAACATCTCCTCCCTTTCCTGTTGGATCGTCGTAATAGATATAATAAAGAGTCAAATAAGCTAACCCCAGTATACCCCCCCCATTGACTGTCACCGCAGTACCGGCGGCGCTTCTGGTGTGCGTCTGCACAGTAATAGTTGCGTTCGCGCCCTCATCATGAACCTTGAGCAATGAGCCGGATGTTACGGTGCTGACAGAGCTTTGCAGAACTACCGATGGCGGAAGCAGTCCCGCGTCCTCTATGGCTCCAGTGGAACTGATACCCTCTGCCATGGCTACAAACCCAGTTTGTGCGCCTTCGAAATCGCCTGTCAACAAGCCCGTTATTTCCTCCATCCACCGAATAAACGGCAGTCCCAACAAAGCCTTGGCTTCATTAGAAAGGTTTGGGGTTATAATTCGCCTAACCATTATGGTTGCCTAACATTCAATTTTACACCAATCAGAGCAACACCAAGGTTGTCTGATATTCTCAATTCATACACCCGGCCCGGCATCCTCGCCCTTCCTTGTGGTCCGAACACGGCGCGGCGTGTTGTCCCAATAAATCCTAATTTTCGCGTGATAGAATTGCTAAATGTTTCGAAGTCATCGCTCCAACGCAACTCTGCAACTGGCTCTATATTTCCGGTGGCTCGACCGTAAGCAGCAATATCCAGCGCCATTGATCTAATCGCTGGCCTCCCGTCGTCCACAGGAAACCCTGTGGTTGCCAACCTCACAACAGGCAAGCCGTTTTCTGTGAAAAAATCATCCTTTAATTCATTTATTCTTCCTGAATATCGGTCTCCAGCAAATAAACGCCCAAACGCTCGAATGTAAGAAACCGCCGAATACATATTTCTTTGATATGTTGTTCGCTTGTGCCAGCTTCCTGTTGAAATATCGTATAAATAAACGCCGAAACTTGGCAGTGATAATTGGATAAAAACGTGACCATTTTGGCTATAGCTTTCCAGTCTAATGCCCGATTTGCTAGCATCCGTAAGTTTTGAAATTTCACGTTCAATCGCGTTGGTTGATATTCGAGTAGGCGATAACCCATCAATTCTATAAACCAAACCGTCTTCACCAACAATAAATATCCCAAAATCGGCAGATGCTAATGCGCGCCTGCCGATTATACCACGTTCAATTACACCGCCGGGCCTAGGCACAAACTGCGAAGTAACAACACCTGTGTTTGACCAAAGCTCTATGGTTTGCGAACCGAACAGCCAAAGATCACCAAGCCGCTCTCTACAGGCCAGCAAATGATCCGGCTCGCTTTCTGCCGTAGCAAAAGATGTTGCCGAAACCGTTTGAGCCTTAAGTGGGTCTGACCACCAAAAACGACCGGACCCGCCTTCAATGTAGACAATTAAATTATTGATATGACAAAGATCAATAATTGGCCCTGTTGCTGGCGTATTTATGGGTATAAACTGTGTCCCTGCAATATCAAGATAGGATGCAACCCCATTGCTTGAAACAACAACCTGTGCGTCACTCGCATCAAATCTTGCGCCAAAGGCATCTACACCGATTGCCCCTAACCCAACAGCCACCCCACCAGCATCAATTGCATAAGCCACACCTCCGGCCTCGGCGATGATCTTGCCCGATTGATGACCATCCCGCTGAAACATAGCATCGACGGGCCCGCTTAACCCGGTGGCAAAACTGGACAACCCAGGAGTCGGCAGCAATTTTATATTTGCGTCAGTCCGCTCTGGAGCCACTTCTGCAAACCAGTTTTCGAGCTTTACAACCGGAAAACCGTTTTCGGTATTATCGTAAGAGCCAGCCCCAAATTGTAATAACGGCATTAGTAGAAACCGCGATTAGTTCTATACCCTAATGGGTGGCTTGACGGCGGACGTAGCAGCGATGCGTCATACCTAGACTCTCGGATAGAATACCTTTGCTGCAACCGCCTTAACCCGTTTTGCGCTAATAAAACCGCTGTCTGTGGAATGTCATCCGCGTTCTCTGCCGATGTTCGAATGGAAAGCATTGATGATAATGCTTCATCAAAATCGACTGGGTAAGGCAGGTTGTCATTGATTGTCAAAGTTGAAAACTTAACCCATTCACCAAGATCAGCGCGATACATATACCGGTCGTTGGTATTATTAATATTTAACACAAGCGACAATCCACCAGCAATCTTTACGCCCTGCGGATCAACTGTAACATTACTCGCCGCAAACGATCCATTGATATCAATAAAGGAAACCAAAAACCCATCATTTGCCATTTTCGGCAATTTAATCGTGAGGGGAGCGGTGGCTTTAATGTAGAGGTATGACGGGAAATTAACTTCCTCATTTCCCGTTATATCCACGCCATCTTGCCGACCGCCAATGCCCTCGTTTTGAAGGCCAGCCAGCATACCGTTTAACGCTTCTAGCGCTTCGGTAACCTGATAGCCTTCTAGCTCTTGATTTTCAGCATGGCCATGCGTCATGCGCCAAGCTCGATTGATGATATTGCGGACAGGTGTCATTGTTAATTTTTTGGTGGTTTAGGGACTGGAATATCAGCAGGTGAAAAATACCACCCTTTAGGAGGTTTCCCACCCTCTTTAAGGATAATAATCTTTGCTGGTTCAGTTGGGGAATAAACCCAAGACTGTGTCATTTTCTCATCGGTCACTTTAATGTTTCCTTATAAATGAAATAAAAGGGGCAGCTATAAACTGCCCCTCAAGTTTAACTTGTTAGTCGCGATCCGTATTCACGTAGCAAGGAGTCAACCTTAAACAACATATCCAATCTCCATTGATTTTGGAGATTATCAAAATTACCATCCTCCGTAACAGATATTGTCATTCGGTTACCGGAAACTGTGTGACTCTTGAGCGTTTTGGGGATTTTTAATGCCCGCGTGACCAAGGTCATTGCATCCTTGTGCATCAAGATGGATTGAGCGTTTTGGCTATTGGCCGCCCCAGTTTTAACTGTGATTACCGCGTTATCCACTGGCGCAACCGTAACGGTTTGAAACGCGCCTGATGTAATGATGGCCGGGCTGATATTCAAGGCAGAAAGCCCTGCGCCATCTGAATTAGCATCAGCATTCAAAACAAAATCCTGTAGCCGCCCAGTTGATTGCCGTGTGATCGGATTGACCGAATATACGCCAGCCAATGTAATCACATCGCCCTCCAGCAATAGACCAGTCGTTGAGTTGGTCCATCCATCGGTATTAAGCGTTTGTGAATTGGTATCACGCGAGGCTTCATACGTAACACCTTGAGCCGCCCCAGCAACCAATGGGGTGCCGCCATGATCACCAACTGTATGGATAGGCATATGCACAGATTCGAAGTTCATGAACCCGCCATATTTACCCATCGTTGCTTGCTCTAGTGCAGTTTTCGCCATTCCTTGAACAAACACGCCGGTTAAGCTGTTAGCTAATGATAATGAAGCATTAGGGTTATGAAAGGCCAGCCTGTCAGACATTGGGATGGCACCATTAGTTAGAATAGTGCCGTTCGTGGCAAGAGATAAAAAGGTCGCTGGGGGGGTCCCGGGCGTGCCGGAAAAATTCCAAAAGCTCTTGTATAACTGGCCAAGTTCTTGCTCCACTCTGTCCTTCAACTTTGTTACAGCAGGCATAATATATTTCTGCTGAATCTTATTGTCCATGACGCTCAATGTCAAATCAAGCGGGTCAATCTGAAATTTCACCGTTTCTGTTGTGTCGATTTGTAGTGGGAATTTACCACCGATCAAATCCTCATTATAACCCGTAACATCTAAATTGTTAGATTGCCCAACAAATCGCTGAGGGCGCTCAACATCAATGGTATCACCCACTGAAACGAATTCTTTTGAATAATCGGTATTGACCATATTGGCGACAACCAAATCATTCTCAAGGTGCGACAAAACTTCTTGACCTAAGGTGCGCGGTGTTAATAATACATTTGCCATAATTTATTTATCCTTATAGCCCGGACCATTTGGATTCATTCCCCGGAATGTTCTGTATTCCGAATAACTCATTTTGTCAGGGCTTTTTGTTGTTGCTGCACCGCCCCCAGAAATGGGCTTAATCGGTGCTGGCGCATTAGTGCGCCGGTTTTGTGTTGGTGGTGCCAAACCTAACGAAATACGCGTAATTGCCATGATCTGTTCTGTTCGGTTTAATCTTGTTATCTCGCTCGCCTCGATTGGATTTGAACCAAGATAATAAGCCACATCAGCAGGGTTATCGGTAGCAAGCGCTGCCGAATACATCTCTTGAGTGACCTTTAAGTCTGGATTATTTACCTTTTCGTCATAATCCTTGTAGCGGGCTCTGGCATCGGTCGAAGCTTCCTCCCAAATCTCTTGGTTGGCAACATTAGACCGTTGCTTTGCCGCATCTTGTTCAGCTTTCGCAGTGACAATAGATTCTTCAATCACGCCACGCCGTGCAGCATTGGCCGTGTTCTCCGCAACATATTTATCAGGGTCGCTGTCAAGAAGCTCTTGGCTTGGTGGCTTTATGGCCGCCAACCTACGTTCCGCCTCATCGGCACGATTTTGAGCGTCCTCAACATCTTGAGCAAGAGAAGCATCTCTTTCTTTTCGTTTCCGCCTCCGCTTTTGAGTTCTGGTTTCAGATTCTTCTTTCTCGGCAGGATGATCGCCGGTATCATCAGAATTTTGTTCGTTGTTAGTTTCGTTAGTTTCTTCGTTTTCGGGGGTTGCGGCATTTATTTCAACGCCAGTTTCCTCAAGGCCGGTTTCGGCCTCTGTTTCATCGCTCATGATAATTCCTTGTTTAGACTACACCTTGCCCCGGTGCCGGGGGTGCGGCAGGTGGTCCCGCCGACTGTGCTGCGTTGCCTTGATTGGCAATCGCAGTTTGTTGCAAAAGCAATTTAAGCTCCTCGATTTGAGCGCCCAATTGGCTAGCAATTCCTATTTCTTTTTCGGTCGTGTCCATGCGCTTGGCATCGGCCTCTGCGTCCAACTTATCCGTGGTCGCTAGGTTTTTCCCCATCTCGCTGGTTTGCAAACTAATCTCGGCGGCATGCTTTTGCTTGGCGATAGTGACTAGCATTTCCTCTTGCTCGGCTTGCTTTTGCGCCGCCGCTTCTTGCGCTTGGCGCTTGGCATCAGCATCAGGGTCATCTTCATCAATTTCAATAGTTCCGGGCGGTAAGGCTTTACGAAGCCGCTTGGCCATCTCATCAGCACCCGGCCAATCCATATTTGAGACGATCATATCGGTGATCAACCCAGAGGCGTTCGGGAAAGCTCTGGCGAACTCAATCATGCTAGCCGCCGCTTCTTCCCGTTTAGTATTAAACGATGGCCCCGCGCTGACATCCACGTCATATTTCCCGACCGTTAAATCATTTTCGGTAATTATCTCACCGTCAGGACCCATCACTCTTTTGTTAATGTCCTTAAACGCCTCGGAACCATCCTCGCCAAGAATTCTAATTGTTCTTGCTGTGTCGTAAATCTTCGGGATCATATCAACCATGATCCGCGCAGAATGTTGAACGCTGGCGTTTAAGTTATCTGCAATAAATGAATTCGCGGTTTCCCCCTGCAATTTCCGGCTGTTGATGGCCACGCCGCTAGTTTCGTTCGAGCGATTGCCTAATGACGCGTCGAATATACCAGTTGTTGCCTTGATATCATCGCCAGCAACCAATCGACCTTGAGATAAAGCGCTCGACGCTAGAGGTGGAGGCATTCGCTGCGGGGCGGGCGCTTCTGGATCAACATCATATGGTAAATACGGCAAGTTTGATTTATTGGCATTGGCCCACGCGTCTTGATGCGCGGCGATATGCTTATGCGTAACCAAATACGGCGCTTTAGGTTGGAGAGCGACGACCTCGGTTTCAGCGCTAGCCCAATAATTAAACATACGCTGAGAATCTTTAGCGTGGCGAACGACGGAATCTCGAAATACCTTTCCGTCGATATTCGTTTCTTCACCAACTACCGGAATAATCGGAATATCGCCAGTGATCCAATCAATCGGTGCCTCAAGGACTTCGGACCCGGATATTTTGTACATCGTGACTTTGTGAGATTCAATCTCTCTGGTTTCCACAACCTTAATTTTATTGCCGTCATAATCGAAAACTTGATCATCCGACGTATCGGTAATGTCAATAACGGACCCATCTTCGAGCAAAGCCATCGTTTTGATTACAGGGGTTTTAACCCAATATTCGGCAATTAAAACCGTGCCATCATGCCCAACCGACCAATCAGTAGTTTGGCTTTCTTGAGCGTCGAAATCAGTAATGCTTTTGCCGGGGAATTGGACAGGAAAAGATTCCTTTAATACACGATCCAAGACAAAGCAGTAACCGGCATCCTCGCGAGTTACCGCACGGGCTAATCCGTCCCAAAGTACCGCGAACGGGTTAGAGATTAAATCTACAATAATTTCTTGTTCAAATGTATCGTCGCCAGCATAACCAGTTAAAATCCGCCAGTGTCCGATTCCACACTTCGCCGCATTAACTGCGGCCTGTAAATACGGCTGCTTTGTTTTGGATCGCGCCTCAATATTTCTTATGATTCCCATCAGAATTTTGGCGATCTCGCCATCGCTCGATCCATCAGCCGGTCGAACCTTTGCAGATGTACGATTCTGACGAAGTGATCCGGTTACCTGCCGGACGGCCTGAACCAGCCGGTTAATAGTTAAAGTCGGCCTACCCTGTTTTTCGCGAATCTGCCTTTCATCTTCGGTCCATTGCTCTCCAGAAACGAAAAGCAAATCAGACTTACCGTGATCCCGATTGTCTCGGTCAGCATCCATCGCCATATCATATCGCTTCAACGCCTCGCGGTGAATCTTTTTTAGATCATCGTTAGCCACAATTATGACCCCATCCAACCGCCACCGCCTCGACCAATTGGAGCCAGCGGCCTAAGAATTTTAACAAAATCATCTAATTTAATTCCAATCATCCCAAAGCTATCTGCCGCATGGCTTGACCAATCGTGATCGGGTCCAAGACCAATGTTTCTAGTTTCATCTTTTTTTTCATGATAAAAACCCAAAGCATCCCGGCCAGCTTCGGTCTTACTTTTCTCAAACCAGCAGCGGCCAAACATACGCCTTGCCGCCGTAATTCTATTCATCGCAGCGCCTTGACCTTGGTTTTTTACCACCAAGCTTTCAAATCCAGCATCTGACCAATGATCCTTGTACTGCTTGCCGCTCACCGCATTCGCATTAGCGCCGTCATGCGGCAGCACAACTATTGATCGTCCCCAGCCGTTATCTCTCAACCAATTCACATGGTATTCCAGCGACTGGCCGCGACTCTCGTAATAATCGAGCAAGTGAACCTTGCTGTTTATAAACTGCACAATCCACATTGTGAACGCATCGGCCTTCTTGCCAGCCCCGCCAATATCGCAAAAAGCATAAACCCTTAGCAACGGGTCAATCGCTAGATTGTCGACAATCCGACCGCCGCGCTTGGCATCCAATAAGCCCTTGGCGTAATACCCGCCTTCAAACGCGGTGGCATAAGCGCCCTCCCACGTGTGCGAATAACGTTCGGGGTACAGCTTTAGATCAAGCTGCCGCTCAGCCTCCAATACTTTGGGAAACCAAGGATTATCGGACCAATTCGACTCGACAACAACCGCGCCGACATTCCCTTGCTCACGCAAAAACACATCAACCGCATCTGATTTGCGTGTCGGATTCCACGAAAACCATAGCTCGGAATCGTCGCCGCGGATAGTTGGGCGAAGCAAAGACAATGATCTTTGCGATAAGGTTTGACCCTCCTCCACCCACGCAATGTCAATATCTTCAAGCGATTTAATGCTCTCCGCGCTATGGTCCCTCATCCCTTGAAATAATATCGTGCCCCCGCCGGGCGTTCTAATTTGGTCAAACTGCACTTCAAATAGCGATCCGACACCCAAGCTCTGAATTTTATTCTCAATCAGCTTCTTAGCCGATTCCTTCAAGGCCTTTTGAACCTCGCGAATACCAACAGCCCGAAGGCCGGGCTTGCAGATAGCTGTGTCGACTAAAAGCTCGGCGAAGAAGTGTGACTTACCCGAACCCCGTCCGCCGCGAGCGCCTTTGTACCTCGCAGGATGAAGCAGCGGCTCGAACACCGCCGCCGTCTCAATTTCTAATTTCATTATTTCGGTTTGATTATCTTTCTCACAACCTGCTGAACTTCAATCGAGCCAGCGTGTTCTGAAATGCTTGTTTCTTTGAAATTGCCGCGAGTTTTTAGCAAGAACTGGCGATCAGATCGAGAGTCATCACCATCTGACATGGCTGACTCGAATGTCTTCCCGTAAAGCTGGCTGACCATATCCGCGCGACCAGTGGCCAGCTCTACTTCAAAATGCTTCCTCAATGTATTTCTTGAAACACCAAGCAATGAAGCCTGTTCCTCTTGAGTTAACCCCGCGGCTGTCATTTGCTTTACGCAATTACGCATCCTTGCGTTAACTTCAAACTCCGGCCTAGCCATGCTCATTAACCTTCACTAATCACAATGTATTGATCTGTGTTTGTTTTTGCACAATTTTGTTGACGCCACGGTGTGGATATCTTGCACAACGGGTTACACTAACACCCTACATAGATTTATAGCAAAAACACGATTAAGTGTCAACTGGTTTTAATAATTATTTTTATTGATATTTTGCCCGTCCGTAATTTGATACCCTCTTTTGAAAAACCGTGTTTTTAATTTTACGAACCATTTTTGATACATCAAAATCATAAACACCACCGACCACGCTGACGTGCTCCTCCTGGAGCCGATTGTAACTGGAAGTTCCGTGATCAGAAAATCTGATTTTCCCGCATCCAAACTCATCGCCGCGTATATAATGTATGTTTGCTGTTGGGCTCGCGGCCCAAATAACATAGCTGGAGGCTCCAAAGCTGGTGTACGAGTGGCTCACATTGCAATTGACGCCTCGATCCCGAAGGCCATTAGCAGTGTTGATTGCCGCACCCCTGATTGCCGCTCGATTTTCTTTATTCGTGATTTGATTTAACATGCCGTCTATCCTTTTATTAAAACCACAATAGAGCGACTATTAAACGGCGTCAACCCAATTGTTACAGATTGTTTGATTTTATTTCAATCTGCTGAAAAATCATATCAATGAGATTGCTGGCGTGTTGGCGCGTGATATAGTGTTCATCAGCGATGGATTGGACGCTGCGTCCAATAGCATATGCTTTGAACATCTCCCAATCACGCTCGCATTTCCCCGGCCTCCACATCCATTTGCAATTTGACAGCCACCCCTCGGCCATGTCTATTTCATATGGTGAGGGCCTTGCTGGTTTTGTCGGGCCTTCCTCAAAATAAGAGGGATGGCTTCGCAAATACAAATCCCTTGCATCGGGTAAAAATTCGGGCCAGCAACCCCGGCCTTGGTGTGGTCGTTCAATGTCCGGCAGGGCCTTAAATACCAAGAATCCACGCATGGCAAGAGCCGCTGCTGGGTATCGTTTCGACCTTGCGCTTTCAAAATATTTAACCATTGAATCGCTTATGGCATATGGATTATTTATTGTAAAGATTAGGGGAATTCAAACTATCCCAATACCCCCCCCCCGGTAAATGAAAATAGTTGTTGACAAGCACGCCATATTGTCATATAGTTCATTTATCAACTTAATAAAAGGAATTACAAAATGAGCGGATACAGCGGATATTCAAAATCAAACAGAGCGCTTGAAGCGGAACAAGGCGGACTACTTCCAGCCAGCAAGTTGCACATCAAGAGTGTGCCAGCGGGTGCGGTTTTGGCATTAGCCAGATATGAAGAATGGCACCACACAAGTTCAAAATACAATCGAACTAGGTATTTTAATCGAGACTATGTCGTAGCTTTCTTTTCAACCGCCGAGGGCAAGGCCCGCCTCGATTCGTGGAAAGCCAAGCAAGCCGAGCAAACATATGAGGGTTGTAGTGTAGAGTGGCTGGATTGGACCGACAAAAGGCCGGAAACTATTAAGGTTGAAAATGCTAAAGTGACTATAAAAGGCCAAACCGCGATTATCAAATTCACCCAACACTGGATGTTCAAGGGGAAGCGGAAACAAAGAACCAATAAAATCACCAAACGGTTAACGACCACTGGTCTGTACATTTTCGATCAAGGCGGGAACAAATTGCACCGCCCATCAACATTTTAACAAACAATCTAGCAAAACAACTTAACCTCGCAATCTAATTAATCAAAAGGGAATTACAAAATGACCAAGATAACGAATGATACAAGATTGCGATACGTTGCAAACTCTTATGGTAATAATCCATCTTTTCTAATTGAAATGGATGGGGTCGAATACATCTCTAACGGCTGTGTATTTACGAAAAATACCAAAGAGAATATTGCTTCGATAGTCGATATGTTCGATTGTGCTGATGAGATTAAAGAGCTTCTAGAGGCTCAATGGGTATCAATGGCCGATGTAGTAGATGCACGTTGGATGTTTAAGAGATGTACGAGTTTGACGACCTTTGAGGCTGATATGCCAAATGTTAGATATGCACGATGCATGTTTGAGGGGTGTAAGAGCTTGACGAACTTTGAAGCCGATATGCCAAATGTTAAATATACGAACGGTATGTTTGATGGGTGTACTAGCCTTGAAAACCAACCAGTCTTTTAAGCTAAACACATAAAGGGAACTACAAAATGAACTTCCAACAATTCAAAAAACACATCACGACATTGGAACAAGAGGCGTTAGGCGAATATCACGACGAGTTATTTACCCAAATGCGCGCCGCTAAAGATCGCCGCGACAAACTTGCTATTGCAATGGCGCTGGATGAAATTTGCATCCAAATAAACTTATTAGATTTCCCAACCGATGACCTGCCACCAATGACAGACCAAGAGTTAGTGAACGCACTTCAATCATAACACCCAGAAAATCAGTTGCGATAAGGATTAAATGAAAATGAAACAGTTAATTGGAAAAACCATTGTCGAAGTTTCCAAATATTCCGATAGATACGGGGGTCAACTACTTTTCATTTGTTCCGATGGCTCAATATATGAAATGGGACACAAGCAAAGTTGCTGTGAACACGTCGATTTAATAGATATTTGCGGAGATATGTCCGATATAGTGGGGCATCCGATTTTATATGCTGATGCAACATCCAGCCCCGAACTGGTGAATCCCGATAGATCGCATTATGATTCTAGTGTCTCAATGTGGACTTTTTACAATATAGCGACAATCAAAGGATGCGTGACGCTAAGGTGGTTGGGCGAATCCAACGGATACTATTCTATGGCCGTTGCTTTTGATGAAATACTAACGGGTGATATATTACGCCTCAACGAGCAGCTCACTAAGTCAGTGAGATTAGCGTGAAGTCTATTAAAATTCTTTATATTAAAAAACGAGGGTCAAGATTAAATAGGTATAAGTCTGAAAACGTTAAAACACTTAGAAGCTTAGGTTTTAATGTTGAGATTATTAACGTCGACGAATTGAAAGACGGCCTTGATATCAATGATATATATTTTAACGAAATAAAAAGACAAAGCAATGAACAATAAAAATGAAAATATCAATTTAAGCGCCGAGATTAGAGCTAAGTTAACATTAACCCAAACTGACCTTGCTTATGTTTTAGATGTTTCACTTCGCACCGTGCAGCGGTGGGAGGCTCATCCCAATGAGATGAGTAGGGTTTCGAAAATGGCGCTTCGGTGGGTTTATGAAAACTACCCACGTCCATTAAAAACTTAGGAGCAATAACATGAAATACACCATATCACCACAATCACGAGCGAATATATTAAAGCTAATCGCCGGGCTTGAGGCTTTGCCTGATGATTATACCAGTTTTGCGATGGGCACCTTCGCGGATCATCCTCATATGGCAGCCACCTCTACGCCCGAACGACCATGCGGCACGCCCGCTTGCATCGTGGGGCACGGACCTCATTTTGGAATGCCGATGAGAAAGAGAGAGAGGCGTATGATATACAATCATCCTGATAGCATAGTTTTTTACAAGTATTCATATCGCTTGTTTATTCCAGAATATCAGCATAATTGCTGGGATTTTTGCTTCGGTGCAGGGTGGTCAGATAGCACACAAGAGGCGATTGCTAGGCTTAAAATTTATCTAGATCATAACACCCCCGCCGACTGGCGCTACAGCGACCGGTACGCAATCGAAATGTGATCAAAAAAACCCGCACGTAAATAAAGCCGAAGCCAAATTCAGAGGCGCGGGGCATATTGCTTGCGTCTAATAGCACACATTCGAAATTATACAAATTAATTAAATTACTTGACATTGTTTCAATTTAGGTTACAGTTAAGACAAGGGAGATTACTTATGATTAAACAGCTAACTTTTGCAACCGTATCAATTGCGCTAATCGGATGCGCTTCATATGCATCCCAGGTTGATCCGCGTGACATTGTGCAAGCGCCGCCAGATTGCATCTTTCAAGAACACAGGCCAACCGTATCGTTTCAGTTTCTGATTGTGCCAGTTCACGAAATGAATAAGACGTGCAAGACTCTTGGTGTGAAAATCGGGAATGGCGTATTGGCTTGCTTTGGGAAAAACACAATCGTTATGCCGCCAGTTCAATCCTACCCTCCGATCGTGTGGAACGCGCTGCTACGGCATGAGGTGGCGCATGTGAGGCTATTGGTGTGGGAGGATGGCGTTCACAAGTTTGTTGCTGGATGGCCAGCCAGTCATCCGAATAACTGCAACTTTTTGAAACTGGGTAAGTGATATGAAAATAAACGTAGAGGACATTTTACTTATAATGATGTGTTGTTGCTATGGGCTAGCTGTGATTGGACTAATAGTGCTTTTTGTTTTGCTCTTAACTATCATAGCGCTTCTTGCATTTAAGTATATGGGTTACTGGGCACTTCTGTTTGCCCCGACACTAGTCGCTTCATATAGAATAGGAGGGGCACTTTTGGTAGCCGTTTCCTGTAAAATAGGAGAGAGGCTTCTAAAATGAAGAAAATTATAAAACATATAATAAAAACAACCGCATACAACCTTTTAGGGTGTATAGGGGTAATGATTGAATTCTTCTTACTCGGCTTAGCGCTTATAGGGTTCGGTTTATTGGTGGCGCTCTCTATTAAATATATGGGGTTTTGGTCAATATTGGGAATCCCGATTGTGGTTATTGCCCATATAATCGTCAATTATATTGTAAATAACCACCTTTCGTAAAGATAACTGACATGACAATTCAACCTCAAAAATGGATAAAATTATGGAATATAAAAAATTAATATTTGAACCCCATGGCGGGTTCGGTGGATTTATCGACGACGAGCCAATGCCCTTTGGTTATTTAAGTGCCGATGATAACCCTGGGGGAATTAAGGAGCCGGTGTTTGAAATAAATGATATGTCAGGCTGTAAAAATCAGGCCGATTATAATGAATTAGTCGAGCTAATTGAAACGCTGGTTCTTCGTTTTAATGAAGGCGAATTGGCCAAATGACTTGGACACCCGAAAAAGTTAAAACCTTGTCAAAATTATGGGCCAGCGGATTGAGCGCCAGTCAAATTTCACTTGAAATGGGCGAGTTTACCCGCAATGCAGTCATAGGTAAGATTCATAGATTGAAACTGCCTAGCCGCGTCACAAAGACGGTGCACATCAACGCCAGAAAACGGATTGTTAAAAATCAGCAATTTTATGAGAGATATTATCAAAAATTACTGAAATTACTTCGTGCTAAAACACCAATGGAACAGATTGTTGTGCAAGTCGGAATGAAGTCAGCTACTATTAGTCGCTTGCGACGACAAGCAATAATATCTGGAGTTGAATTGCCTCCCTTGCCCGCAAAAAATAAACGTCGAAGCCGGTATACTTCGGTTTTGGGCACAGCAGAGGCCGCAACAATAAGAATGAATAATGAGCAAGTGCCGATTACAGCCATAACACTAATTGATCTTGAACGACCGCATTGCAGATGGCCGGTAGGCAAAGCGGTCGGGCGAAATCAGCTATTTTGTGGGCAAAAGAAAGACAATAGCCCTTACTGTCCGCACCATCATGCTATGGGGATACACGTTTGACAAAACTATCTTATTCAAGCATAGGTTATTAACAAAGTTAACAATTAAAAGGAATATATTATGGACACCGCAATACATATTGGCGATAAAATTATAATTGACGCTGAGGTCATTGAGGCTCAAGCGGATAAGGTTCTAGCAATTTAAAGCGCTCCACACGCTAGTGAGGAAACCAAAATGCACGCTATAACCGCGATAACCAATCTCTCTAAAAACATTTTGAATGCAACGGTTACTGACTGCACCATTAAGAGCAAGGTAGTCGCAGATGAAGATTGATCTTGAAAAAGAGACAAAATTAGCTCTTTGTCTGATGCAGCAAGAAATAGATCGTTTCCGAAAACAACCCTATAATAGCAAAGACGAACAAATAGCAGAGCTTCGTCGAATGACGCAAGAAATGGAGCGATATAAAGGAAATAGCGTTGATTATGTCAAAAAGCACTGCATAGAAGACGATGTAATCAGCTATAGAGTTATAGAACTTGAGGATTGCGTAGAAAAACTAATTGAGACACTTAACCAAGAACTTGGATTAAATATTCACATTAATATTAATCGTTGAGGCTCGCAGGTATTAACTACCGATCCCAAAGTCCACTAATGAATGACCACACACGGCTTATAATTGAGGCGCGTGACTTGGGTGGGGCAATCTTTCCCATTGTTTCGAAACGAAAAGGTTTATCGTTTTCAATGATAATGCTTATAGCGCTTAACTTAACGCTAGACCATTTATCAAGATAATTTTGAAAATGGGTGGCATTAATTGTACCGGTTACACCCGTCATATACTGCAAATAATGTGTTTTAGCTGACAAGCATGTGGTTCTCATTTTATATTTCCTATTTCGAATAATCGGCATTGACCATATCGGTCTGGTGAAAAATCACCTGATCGAACTGCTGGATGCGTAGCGAACGGAAACACCTTAACACCGGATGACAGGGGACGCAATACGGGTGTGAACCTATTGCAATTGACCCTTGATGGGCAAGCGTGGTTAGCGCAGTGAATCATTCTGGTGGCTTTGGTAATGGCCTCCAATGTGTTGGCTCTGGGGGAAAACATACAATTTCATAAAGGTATTTTTGATAGAAAACTCTAACAGGGCTATCCTTATATTTGGTTTGATACCAAAAAGAACATTTGTAATAATTACCATCCTCATAAGCCAAGAACGGTTCGTCTCTTGGTGCTGTTTCAATAGGCATCCATTTAGTTTTCATTATTTTTATCCTTTGTTTTTTGATACAACATGATGCAATCAATGGCTAAAAATACAATAAGAATCCCAGCCATTACTGCTGCGAACACGCCAAATAACCTCCCGTCAACCATAATGGCTACAGCCAAAAGCCCAATGATCTTTATCATATTGATTGAAATACTAACTTTAGATCCAAATATTATGTTAAATAATTCAAGTTTACTCCACATTGCATTGGGTGCTTTCCAAAAAATCCATAAACCCTAAATTTTCACCATGATGGTCCCGTAAAAATATTTGATACGGAGAATTAAACCCCTCAAGCTCTGCTAATGCGACCATACGCGGCTCCAGTTCGTCGTCCAGCGCGTTCTGTAGGTCAAACCAAGTTGGCCACCACTTATTCTTAGTTGGCCACTGACGGCAAACCTCGCGGACAATATCGGCTGGGTATCCTTCCAGTCTACCAACCATAAGTGCCAATCTCTGCTCGTTATCGTCTTGCGTGCCGGCTTTGATTGCGGTTTCTGCGGCCATGTCGGATACCCAGTCCATCAATTGATCAAAATGGGCTCTCACCATCGCTTTGCGATACCCTGCAATTGCCTTCGATAATTTCTCCATCGGCGCGGGACCGTGCGCGCTCAAGTCTAATTCGATTTGCTGTTGTAGCCAGACTTTCAGTTTTCGATCCACCTCCTTCGGGTTGGAATGATCCAGCAGTCGATCCACCAGCCTGATGTGATCCGAACTTAACCCAGTTTGAGCACCACGTTCGCCACGCGGCTTGCCAGTCGCACATGAGGCTTCCTTTTGATTTATGGTGGTCGAAAAATCCTCTAACTTGATCTTCGATAGTGTCATTCGTCATTCCTTTTGATAAAGCTGTTTCAATTTCAGTTGGTTTCCAATCGGATTTTATCCTAGTTTTGGCTTTCTTTATATATTTCTTTGTATTTGGTTTAATATCTGTGTTTACATTAGGTATAGGTCTGCCCTTTTCGGCACATCCATTTGCCCTTTTCGGCACATCCATTTGCCCTTTTCGGCAAATGATACAATACCACGTTGTTCGGTCGTATCCGATATTATTTAAGTCGTTTCTAACTTCAATTAAACCGGATTTTTTTAACTTAGAAATTGCCGTTCTGATGGCCTTTTCTGACATGTACGGGAACAAAGATTGGAAGGCTTTATTGCTGTTGTACGTCCACGCCTTTCCATCATGGATGTGCTTGCCGTTTGCTCTGTTTTTCTCTGACCAGTGAGCTAGGTTGTAGTGGATGACGGCGGCGTTAACGCCGACTTTTGTGGCAATGTCTATTTCAAAAATATGGGTTGTCATTGCTTAAATGCCTTATGAAGCTTGATGAAATATTCAGCGTCGACCACGACTAGTTTCGGACCGTGGTTCCGTGTTATAAACAATAATGGCTCACCATCTCCATGTGTTTGTGCTTGCTTATATGCCGCCCAAACACTAATGGATTGCTGCGCTTTACATTCGATAGCATACGGGAATTTTTCATGAGCTGCGCTCGATAACTGAACATCTGCACCACCAGCACCCATGCTAGTAGATTTACAATCCTTTTCGGAAATATCTAAAACGCTTATCAATTGATCGCGCACCCATTGCTGAAATTTTCGTCCCTTGGCTTTTGCTGACTGTGGTTTCATAACTACTAACACCTCACTCCGCTTTGTACCCAAGTTCTATAAGTCCCCATTCTATCATAGCTCTTGCGATTATTATGTTTTTGTGTTGGCTTCTTTCCTTTCCGCACACGGCCTGTAATCCTGTTGGTATATGAGTTAATTTAATCGGACCCAACCGCGTTCCACACGCCGTCATACCGCTAGATATGTATTCTTGCTCTACTTTATAATCGCCATCTGCTGTCATTTTTTGTTCTCCTTATGAATGTTTTGCATATTTGCCAAAAGTGAATCCCACCTCTTTATGTCCTGATTTAATTAAACCGCTTTCGATCATAAATGCCGCCACTAATACATTTTTGTATTGGCTCACCTCTGTTCCAGAAACGGCCTCCATCCCTGTAGGTAGGTGCTTGACCTTTATTGGCCCGTCCTTCATCCCATACACAACTAAATCTCCAACCGTATAAAGATGATATTGCTTAACAGAATTAGTCACACCCAACCCACTGGGGTGAGGTCGCGTGAATGATTTTTGTTTTGGGATTTGATTGGGCGCATGAATCATACCTCTTTTATCTCACATCGCAAAGCACGGTCAGTTTCCTTTTGGAGTTTTTTGAATTTAATGTGCCTTTCCCCATGACTTGCGTGTTCGTACTCGTATTGAGCCATCTCTCTTTGAATAGCGGCAAGATCGACTTCCATCGCTTTTAACCTTTCCTCGCGCATCCGTATATTTTCGCGTAACGCTCGCGCCTCACTTCTTGTCATCGAAATCTCCTTCATTAAAGTAGGCCATCGGAGCCACTGGGCCGAGCAGTGTTAAAAGGAGGGAGACCTCGCTCCTAGCCGCCTAAGCGGATTCTTCTTTGGGTAGAAAGTCCCTATGTGTTATTTGGCCGTTTGTGGCAGCTTCTATTTTCATGGCCATGATCAGACTTGGGTTTTTCGTTATATCAGTGGTAAGGCGAAAAGCCATTTGACGCGTGCAGTCAAATAGCAATCCCATATCTTTGTATGTCAGGCCGTTTTGTATTTTAAATTCTAATAATGTCATTATGGTACTAGTAAGTTGGAAAAAGATTTTTGTCAACTAATTTGTTACTGCTGTTGACATGTGTTTCAAATTGGTTTACAAAGGGTCTTAATTAAAAGGAGAAACGCTAATGGATATGCGGGAACACAGACGAAAAGATTTAGAGAATATAAACGCAATGATTTACCAATCCATGAAGCCAGCAAAGGTTTGCTGTGGTTGTGGTCAATCGTTAAATACCGGCGTGAAGGGCAGTCTGGCCGTTACTTCTTCCCGTGATATTTGTTTCGAGTGTAAATTTGGAGATGAGCCATGAGCAATTATAATGATGAGCGCCCTATGGAAATAACCATTGAGGTTTTTTTAGTCGATGGAAAGCCGACTACTCATGCTTTCCAAGATTGTAGCTTGATGGACAACATAGACCAGAACGCAGGAGCTTACAAGATTGACGATTTTGTGGGGTTTTTCAAAATTGATTTAGTTAAGGGGACATCAAGGAGTGTAACCGAAGATGTGGCCTTGGAGTGGTTGATGAGCAACCCAGATTCGCACACGTATAACTGTTCCCTTGACACATTTAGGGTGTTAAATAAATGTGAATATTTGCCGCCGTTTGTTGAGCGATTTATTGATTATAGAGATTGAGGTGGAAAATTTATTTCCCAAAAATAGGCACGATGATTATTGGATTAATCTAAAGTGGGTTGATCTAGAGGGGGTTCACCAATCCGTAATGTCAATTGGATTTTATGACAAGCGGCGGTTTCAAATATTAGATTGCACGTTAATAAAAATTAGAAATTACAACTTTGATAAAACATGAGAAAAGAAAATGGCTAAACGAACCAAAAAGAACAGTGATGAAATTCAGGCATATAAGGCGTTTGATGAAAACATGGAATGTCGAGGTTTTCAGTATGAAATAAGCAAAACATATGTTCATGATGGCGACATAGAGTTGTGCAAATCTGGTTTTCACGCTTGTGAAACTCCATTTGATTGCTGGGCATACTACCCGCCGTCTTACGCCAGATATTCCAGTGTTACACTGGGGAGAGTAAGTGGTGCGCGAGGGGATGACTCTAAGCTTGTCGCTGGCAGAATAACACTAGAGGTCGAGTTATCGTTGTCGGAGTTTATTGCGCGCAGCGTAAATTACATACTAAAGAAAGCGGAAAGTAAAAAATCGAATACTGGTTCCCGGTCAGCATCAACGAACACTGGCTACCAGTCAGCATCAACGAACACTGGCTACCAGTCAGCATCAACGAACACTGGCTACCGGTCAGCATCAACGAACACTGGCGACCAGTCAGCATCAACGAATACTGGCGACCAGTCATCAT